TTGTATTTACGCTACCAAGCGTGCAATATTATTGCAATATACTCAGGCTCTCGAAAGAGTAATCTGAGAGTTAATCTTTTAAGCTACTGCCTTTGTTCCATGAATTATGTCAAACAATTTCTGCTGTTCTTCGTGTACCTTTGCATGGTCTGGATGACCAACATCTTCATAAGCCTTAGCAAAATCTGTATTCATTAAGTTTTCTGCTACTTTCTTCTGTGCTTCTTCCTTTGCAATTACACTACTTGCAATCGGATCACCTTGACCAACAGAATTCTTTTCTATAAGCCCCGCTCCAATTTCATGCACAAACCTTGCAAATGAGGCATTATTACCAAGTTCAGTCTCATTAAAGAGATTTGCAAGCCCCTCATCACCAAACTTTTCAATAATAGCTTTTACCTCTGCCTTGTTTCCTTCATGCTTATCACCCCACTCAGCCTTTAAAGCCTCATCAGCAGCTTCCGCAGCTTTTAGGTTTTCAGCAAGTACACCCTTCTGCATCTCACTCTGCATTGCCAAAAGAGTGTTTACCTGTGTGTTATTAAGCCTTAACTCTTTTGCAATATTAAGAAATGTAGCTTCCTGCGCTTCTGAATACTCAAGACCATCTACCTTTCCAGGTCTTATAACTTCGTACTTACCATCCGCACCAGGCCAACCAAGTTTAGAGTAAGCACTATCTCTAGCAGTAGGGTCATCACTATTAGTAGGAATAGAATCAAGAAACTCTTCAACCTTTTGCCCTACCATACGCTTATTGTCTACTGCCATTTTCGCAATAGTACCTATATCTTTAGCTTCTTTAATTATTGTCTCGTTACGCACTTCCTCAGGCAATGAATCCCTAAACAAATTCATATCAACTTCAAATGCCTGTATGTCTCCTTCTACTACAGGTTCTTCACTCATATTACTGCCCCCCTATTTAAAAATTAAATACAATCTGCCTTGTAAACCACATCTGCTGCATGCTCTTTACTCACACATTTCATCTTGTCTACTATATGCTGTGTAACCATTCTTGCCCCTGCGTGCATTTCAAGTGTCAAACCACAACTGGGATACCACGCACAATCAAACATCTTTCTTAAATCAGCCAATACCTCAATGCCACCTGGCGTTGCAAACGTCTGTAAATAAATAATTGCTATCTCTTCTGGCTCTTTCTCCTTACCCTTACTCATCTCCACCCCCTAGATTAACCCCTAATTTACCTGCCGCATCTGCGGCTAACTTTGCATCTTCTCTCTCTTGAAACTCTTGTGCCTCTTGCGCCCTTTGTTCTCTTATCTCATCCCTGGCATCAGGTAATGTTATAAGCTTCTCAGGTACACCCTTGCCTCTTGCATTTTCAACTACCCACTCATCCTCATTAAGATTATCAAGTACTTGCGGTCTTTGTGCCTGAGCAGCGTATTCTGCTGTTTCCCTTATCCATTCGGCTGTAGATTGTGCATCTTTAAGTTTCTGCGACCTTGCAAGCGGCCCGATAAACTCAAGCTTAATATTACCAACAATATTCCTCAAACTCTCTTTAGTGACCGGTATATCATCAAATGCACCGCCTCTATTCATAATGCCAAATGCTCTATTAATCCTAGGACTGAATATCTCTACTTCCTGACGACCTAGCACCGGCCCCATCATCCTCTCCATAAGTTCAAAGATAATGGTAGACTCTGTTGCTGTCATCTGAGCCTGCTTCTGCATTTGAAGTTGATTAGTAAAAAATGCTTTCTCTATCTTATCAAAATGCTTATCAAGAGATAACTGACTTGAAGATGTGTCTTTATTGCTAACAAGCGGTCTAACAGCTTCAATCATTGCACGTGGTACTGCATTTTGCTTACCTGCCCTCAAATCAAGCCTCGGCATACCCTCTGGAGTTAAAAGAGGCGGGTCAATGTCTTTCGGCCATCTTGCCAGTATAAGCTCTATCGCCTTATTAACAACACGTACATCAGGCAATACCTTATGCCCTATACCATATCCCCAAGGGTCATTAGCTGTATGCGCCCATCTCGGCACTGTACACGGCCACTCATGGTAACCCCTGTCATCCTGAACATACTCTTTGTCCTTATCACATATAATAAAATTAGTATATTCAAGCCTGGCATTAATCTTTTTATTAGTATTGCTTCTCGGTTTTATCACATGATAGAACAAAAACGATTTATCTCCATTGCCATCTCTGATAGCTTCCTTAATACTCTTTGTTATCCTGTCACCCCATTCTTGCTTTGCCTGCCTGGCAGTAAACTTAAACTTCCTGATAACAGTATCAACAAGGCTCTTAGAGTTCTCAGCAATAACGTAATCCTGAATGAAGTAATTCTTAAATACTAACTCTTCAAATGGTTTGGAATCATCCAAACTCTCTTGTATAGTAAGAGCCGTTCCAAATGAAGTCAGATCAAGAAACTCTTCATGTGCCTGAATACGATGATTACTCTCATTAAAAGCCTCAAGCATCCTTCGTGATATTTCGTCTGTTATCTTCTTTATCTCTTCAAACGAATCCACTTCGGGGTCTTTAGCTTTAATGTCAAACCAAGGAATTGCTGTAGATGTGAGTGTTCCGGATAGAAATGATGCAAGTAAGTCGTGTGCATTAGGAGCAGTGGAATCATATTGCTTCCTAACCTTCTCCTGCCCTTTTGAACGCAAGAAAATAATATCGCTTTTACGTGGAATAATATAATCTGCAATATCCTGCCATGCGTTCATATTATTACGCCTGTCACTGTCAAGCTTTCTAAACCGTTTTATATCCTGTTCTGCTTCGTTTTCATTTGCCATAATTTTGTGTGTACGAGCACTTGTCTAAAAGTTACGCTCCTAATAAAGTTTTACCGTTTACGTTCGCTCCACCTGCTATTCCAAGTGGTGAGCCTGATAGTACAGTAGATGCAGCACCACCTCTACGCTTAATCCTGCGCTTTGTCTCTGCTGCCTGTGCAAATTTCTGCTCTTCTGCCTTCTTAGCTTCTGCTGCTTCTTTTGCTTGTTGTGCAGCAAGTTTCTCAGCAGCAATACGTTTAGCCTCTGCCGCTGCCTTCGCTGCTGCCGCCTCCGCAGCCCTGTCTCTTTGTGGTTTAAAAATTCTACTAACAAAACCCATAGCTCATTACTCCTCTTAATCAATCTCTGCGGAATAGCCGATTGTACTATTTACCACCGGTCTCCACTTAGTTCTCATTGGCTCTGCATGTCTTAACATCATTATCCCATATCTCATAGCATCCATTATATCATCATTAAATTTAACCACTTTTGAGTCCTTAGTATGATAAGTGCCTTTTTCCTCAAACCACTTACTCAAATGGCTAAATACTTTTAGTCTTCCCTCAGACATTCTGTTATATATACTAAGTAACCCTGCATTTACAGAGTTACCACCTTCGCCTTCTTTCTGATCATCAGCAGGTGGGTTAGTAGCATGAGTCCAATACATATTACACTCATAATTCTCTCTATACTCTTGCGCAACGCCTATACCAGACTTCCTGTCTGCCTTATGTGCATCGTGAGGCCACATTACAGGAACGTATCTTTTCTTTCCTGCCTTGAGTGCCATTGCGTGAATGGCAGGCTCTCTTGCCTCTTCCTTGTACACATCTGTAATATAGACGACATCATTATCAGAGTCATAAGCAATCCAAACCATAGCGGTAGGATGATTCCAACCGCCAAAATCCATGCCACACACCTGTTTAAAGTGATCCGGTATTTTGAACATTTCACATGAAATAGCCTCATCTGGTATCGGATACACAACTCCTGTTCCTATAACCGGTATTCCCTTACTTCTCATATCCCTCTCGTGAGCAGGGATATTAGCCAATATCATTTTCCGCTTCTCAGGTGTTAAATGCGGACAATCATCCCACGTAGCAGTAATATATGCCTGATGGTCCTCGATGTCATTCCTGAACTTCATCATAAGCTCAGTCAGACCATTCTCAGGTGTACAAGTTATATACACAATAGCACCATCTACAGCAACACCACGAACCACACATGAAGAATATATGTCCATGCCCGGCTCTTCGTCAAGATGTATTACATGAACACCTTCTGCAAAAAACGCCTTCTTTTTCTGCTCATAAGCAAGTAAAACACAAGTAGACCAACCACCACTGACATGCTTAACCTTAACACTCTCAAAAGCACCTGACACTTGATATTTAGATACAACTTTATTCCTATCAAGGCAATCTGCCGGAATAATCCCTGTTCCAAAAGCATCAGCATCTAAAGGGTCCCCAAATAAATATTTCTGTAATGAGTTACGTACCTTCTGACTCGTACTGCCACATGCCCATAACAAAACAGGATGGTCAAACCTTGCACCTTCCCACCAATCAGGATAACGCCCTGTAAGATGAAAAGCATCCTCATGTACACCACACCACGATTTACCCTGCTGATTACCGGTAGACAACATCCTAGTGTGCTTATACGCGCCTACATCGTGAAACTTCTTCTGCCAACCCCAATTAGCCGAACCTGTATTATGCTCAGGTAACAATCCATAAGGACAATAATCAGAAAGCTTATTTCTGTCTCTTAAATCGCTTATCTCATCAAGCGTATCTACAAGTTCTTCAAGCTCACTTACCATTTACTTTTTCTTAGATCTGCTATTGTGACGCGTACACCCTTTACCTGCACCATCTACCATCGGGTAAGGGTCAACCTGGTCATCCCTTTTAACCATTACAGGTGGATTAAGATGGCAATGCCCTCTATTGCCCTCTGCATCTATATATGCTTCACAGGTGCTACAAGTATGCTTATCTGTCGTCAACTTCATTTACTCTCTCCTTACAATAAAAGTTTTGCCAGTCTTTCTTTAATAGCTGGCTTAAACGGATGCAATTCAATTGCTTTCCGGTAATTCGCTACGGCATCCTCATGCACACCACCTACATGATACGTTTGCGCTGCTGTATAATAAGCTCTGTAATGCTCAGGAAACAATCTCTGTATATCAATTGCTATGGCAAGCGACTCTCTGAGCAATGTATTATCTCGCTCATCAGCAGCTACCTTCAACACAACACCATTCAGGATGTCCCTGTAATTTAAGCAATAAGGGTTATACTTTAAAGCTTCCCTGAGTATCGGCATCGCCTCTTTGTACTGATTACGCTCTATATTACGCCTGGCAATACAAAAATACTGCTCTGCCCTATACCTGCTCGCATTAAAACCACACAATACAATCAGAAACAAGATAAACACTACAAGTACAGGCTTATTCCACTTTATACAGAAATACACCTTACTCTTACTACCACAAAGTACTACCGATAAACCTATAAGTACCCAAAACAACATTATTATCGGTATATGCCCAAAATTAAACAAATTCTGGACAGTATAAGCTATTACCCCTGAGACAACGCCTACCAATAAGCTTTTATCCCCAGGAACACAAGAACGAATAGCATTATATGCCATATAAGAGTAACTAACCACCAACCACAAACAAACCGCTAATCCCACCAAACCAATCGAAACAGCTATACCAAGAACATTATTATGAATCCTGTTCTCATTTTCAAATAATACATCGTCAGGCCCCTCATAATACCTCGGATATATCATTCCAAGGGTATCTGAGCCTATGCCCAAAATAGGATAATCAGCTACAATCCTCAGCGCTGTCTTATATTGCAAGTACCGGTTAAGAATAGTACCACTTAATACCTTACCCGAATCACCTACTATGTCCTTATTACAGACATCATCACTAAACCTCGCTACAACCGAACTATCCTTGCTTATATTA